CGTAGGGAGAGGCGGTAGATGCCATAGGTAACTCCTAAATTACTTTGAACCAGAACCAAATCCTCGCTCAACTGCTGACTTCTTCTCAGAAAACAGCGGCATACGCGGGTCATTATTGCGCATGAAGTGGTTATCAACGGAATCCATCTGGTTCTGAGCTTGACCGGAGTAAAACTCTTCTCGGGCGCGTGCGCGTTCAGCGGGAATCTTGCAGAGCATCAACCCGCCAATCTCGACGTTGCCACTGGATTTACCCAGAAGCATCAGTTCCGGATGGTCTTCTGCCTTGACCGGCACCCAGCCCTCACGCATCTGCTTGGAGACGTGCGCAGGATTGGCCTGCCCGAGAATGTGGGTGGCGATCCACCGATACACATAACCCGGCTCAGGGGTGGGATCAGGCAGCGTGCTAGGCGGCGTATACACGTACCTAGCGGTTTTTTCTCGCGAAGCCAATTCGCGGGGGGTTCGATTTTCAGCCATTTACTTCTCCAGTTTTGCCAATTCCATCGCGTATTGCTGGTTCGTAAGCCCCAGTTTCCGCGCGAGTGCCACTTGCGTAGCAGTCAGTTTGATCTTCCCACTCGCCGTAGAACGACTCGACGGAGCGACCACGGTACTCGGCTTGCCAGAGCCAGTCTTAGGCTTGTTCTCGACCCCAAAATAGTCTGGGAACGTAGCCCTCATGCGAGCATCAATCTGCTCGAAATACTCATCAGAGCGGGGATCAACCCCGGAGTTCACTAGCTTTTGGTGCAGCCCTAGCGAGTAGCTGGTAAGGTCTTCGTTACCCGGAGCCCCAAACCACTGGTTTTTAGCCTGCCAGCGCAGCGTCTTGTCATCGATTTGCGGAGCCCGCGTAGCGGATTGTGAAATTTGTACAGGAATTTCCGGCTCAGGTAAAGAGGTAGGCCGATAATTCTTTGCTGCCTGTGAATGAAGCTTGGCTTCGGTAAGCGCTTCTTGCGCCGCAACAACAGCATCCGCGTCGCCAGACTCGTACGCTTCCTTATACCGCTTCTTCGCCATCTCCAATTCTGCATTCGTAGCAGACTGGACGGTACGAGCAAAGGTCTGCTCACCGGCATTAACGTGCCCGCGAAGCTGGCGGTTTTCGTTCAGAAGCGCTTGGGCAACCCGCTCAAGTTCCTGGCGCTCGCGCAGAATGGCTTCTTTAGCCCGACGCTCGTCGTGGCGGGCGTGTGTAAGTTCCTTGATCCGCTTCTTGACGCTGTCCGAATAACTGTCGAGTTCATCCTCTGCCGGATCAGCGACTTCCTTATCCAGCGGCTTACGGCCCCGGTCCTTCTCAGGCGTGTCGTCTACGACCTCAATCTCGATTTCGGTACTACCGGACTCAATCTCGTTGTCCGTGGGCTTGTCGTCCTGCTCATCAGGAAACGTGAAGGTTTCAGCCATTATCGATACTCCTTACACACTGATGCGCGTGATACCACGCGGGTCCTGCACGACGGCGTCAACTTGATCATCATTGAGCAGTCGGAATTCTTTGTTGAAAATCTTGAACCGCGTACCGGAGTACGTGCGGACGAGAATGAAATCCCCCGGCTTGCACCATGCCCCCGTAGGGAACTTAGTCCTGTCCGTATAAGCGTCCGGACCGACTTTAAGCACGAACAGAACCGTCGTGGCGTGTTCCTCTTGCCGCATGTAGTTGTCGGCTTTGACCAGCGACGAGTTTTCAAACTTGTCGGACACATCAGGGACAACGCACAGGATCTTCCACCCCGTGGGTTCTGGGAGTTGCGTTGCCTTCTGCTCGCTCGTAGCTTCGGTGTCGGGCGCATCCTTCGGCTGAATGGCTGCGGGGAAACTCACGCCCGGGGGCAACAGGATTTCACTCATCGGATTGTTCAACCTTTTCAAGCAGGGCCAGTAGGTGTGCCTCTGCGAAGGCAAGGCCCTGAATCACCCCGCAGAGTTTTTGGTACTCTTCAAACGTGCGACAGGAACCCGTGGCGATGTCATCCGCGTAGTTGTTCATGTCGGTGCGAATCTTTTCCCGCAGGATGCGTGCAAAGTTCGAGGTCATCGCGTTTATCCCTTACTCGGTTGTTTAGGCTGCATCAGAGCATCGAGGTCTTTGCGGGCCTGCGCCCGGAGTTTGGCGACCTCAAGGCTGCTCTTGACCCCGGCCTGCTCACGCTGGGATTGCTGCTGACTGACGACCTTTTCCTTCTCCAGTTCCAGCTTGTCGGCCTGTGCCGCCGCATTAACAGCCAGTTTCTTCTCCTCAAGCTGCAAGCGCTGCGCTTCCTTCTGCGCCTCGAGTTGCGCCTTCTGCATGGCGACCTGTGCATCAAGTTGCATCTTCTGCGCCTTGATCTGTACCTCCTGCATACGGATTTGCAGCTCTTGCTGCTGCATCTGAACGACCGGATCTTGGGCTTGCTGCTGCGCCTGCTGCTGTTGTGCCTGCGCCTGGTGCTGCTGGGTCACTTGCTGTGCGGCCTGCGCCATCATCGCGCTCAGCGCCGTCTCGACTTCCGGCGGCAATTCCTCGTCTTCCGGGGGCAGGGGCATACCGAGGCGGGCCTCGATTTCCTTGCGGTACTGATACGCCGTGTGTTCAGCGACGTGTGCCATCAGTGCGCCCATCATGGCTTGCGCCTGCGGATTCTGTCCGATCATCTGCTGAATCATCGGATCTTGAGTCATCGACATATGCACTTGGATGTGCGCTTGGTGATCCTGATGGCGGAACGCTTTGAGCGGAGCCATCTTCAGCACGTCCATGTTCTCCACCACCGGGTCTTTCGGCTTCTGATCGGTGGGCAGCGGAACCAGCTTGTCTGCGTTTTTGATGCCCAGCACGTCCAGCATCCCGCGATGGAGCTGCGGCATGTCGTAGATTTGCGGGGCCATCTGGGCCATCTGGAGAACCGCCTGGTACTGAACGACCCGCTGGCTCAACGTCGCAGCGTTGGGGTCGCTGACCGGGATGATGTCCACATGCTCGTAGTCCGACTGCTTGGCACGCGGCTCACCACCCTCAGGCTCGTAGTTGTACTCATCCGAGGTGTAGTCCCGAATGATGCCCGCCAGAAGCCCCAGTTCCTGCTTGAGCGCGTAGTGAACCCGCGCCTGCACCGCCGTCATCACCTTGAGTTGGCGCTCCAGCATCGCCAGCGTCGAACCAACCGGCGAGTTGGCGTTCATGTCACTGACTTGCAGATCAGCGGTTGCAGCGAATCTGCGGCCTTCCTCCACGATGCTGTTCAGGAGGTTGAAGAGCGTAGCCGACGGTTCCTTGTACGGCAGAGGCATGATGTTGTCGCGGATCGCCCCGGACCCAACATCGACATCCCTGAACTCACCCGGACCGATCGGCGTGTCATCACCCTTGATCCGCAGGCCCCGGCTCTTCAGACCGCCCGGAAGATTGGAGAGCGTGCCCGCGTCGATCAGTTGGCGGATCAGCGACGTGGACGCCTTGGCAAAGCCACCGATCAGGTGGAACAGCCCAAAGCCATAGGCTCCAAACCCGGGGATGTACTGGTAATGAACGAAGTGCTGGCGCTTGAGCTTGAACTTGTCGTCTTCCCGCCAGTTGCGACGGATCGACAGCACCGTGGAAGTGCCTCGGATCAAGGTGACGACGTACGGAAGTGCAATGCCCGTCTCATCGTTGTCCTTGTCTACGTCCTCAAAGCCCTTGAGGTTAAGATCGACGTGGCACTCATAGAGCGTGTAACGCTCATCGTTGATGTCACTGAAGCCCGTCTCGTCGTCCTTGGCTTTGCGAATGTCATCAACGGCCCGACCTGGCTCACCGATATCCACGTCACGGTAGAACCCCGCCTGTTGCAGCTTGATGATGTCGTTCTTGGTCTTGCGCATGACGTGGGTCACGCGGTGGCACGTCTGAACGTCCGAGGTACCGTAGGGCAGGAGGATATCTTCAGCGGGGATGAACACCGACACCTGCCGCCCAAGACTCGGGTCGTAGTACACCTTCTTGAACGCGGAGCCCGTTGCCGGAAGGCTCCAGAGCATCTTTTCATGCTCGGGCCGATACTCAGGCATCTCTTCGGTCAAGCGGTAGTTCATGTCCGCTTCGACGCGCTCCGAGGCTTCCTTCTTCTCCGGAGTCTCCCGACCAATGATCTTGGTCTTGACCGGGCCTGCGGCGGGGAACGTCTCCGTGATTGTCTCGGACTGGAAGCGAACCACCGCCTCAGTGATCATCGGGTGGAACACTCCGCAGGCACCCTCCCACGGTTCAGTGCGCTCCTCATACTGCAAGCCCATCAGTTTCAGACCTTCGGCGTAGGTACGCTCCCAGTCCTTGCGGCTGTTGCGGTCATTGTCGATGTCGTACTCGAGATCCCCCGCCATCGACAGCATGGCACCCTCGTCCATGAACTCCGCGAGGTTTGCATCAAAATCTTCTGCGGACTCCTCACCCGGCTCAATCTCGATCTCCAGCCCATCAATGCCGATACGCACGGCTTCCGGATCTTCGATCTCAATCTCGATTGCCTGCGGTTCCTCTGTTGCCAGCGCATCCAGACCAAGCGGGGCGCGGTACAGCGCGGGGTCAATGTTCGTTGCCATTTAGAAGCCCTTGAGTTTCGCGCGATTCGTGCGCGGGTCATACTTGAATGCGGAGATCGGTTTGCCCAAGCGCTTGGACTCGCGGTCTTTGGCGCGTTCCTCGGCAGTCATGGCGTCGCGGGCCTGTCCGGCAGCCGTAAGCTTGCCCGTTTTGGGGTCATACTGCCCCCGATCCGCCAGTATGGCTAGCGCCTTACCCCTATCGCCAACCTGAGCTGTGAGGCGGTCTATCAACTGCCCGCGCCCCATAAACTTCTGCGTCGCCATCTCCAACCTCAATAAAACGCTTGTTTACGCGGCAGGCTGATCCGAAGGTCGTCCTGCGCATCGGTATTGAGCCGCACCATGCCGCCTTTGCGGATGCGGATCAGAGCCAGCGTCAAGGCGTCTACCGTATCGTCGTGTTCGCCTGCTGGAAACGCCAGCAATTCCTCTACCACCTCGGTTGCCCACCATGTTTCAGGGAACCACACCTGACCGCTCATAAACATATCACTGATGGCGTTGACGCGGGCGATCTTATCCTGCCCTTTTCCCGGGCTGTAGTCCTGCACGAAGATTCCCGAGCGGCGCATTTCATCGATCAGCGGCTGCCCGGAGGCTTTTGCCTCGACAATGACCGAGTCCGGCTCCCAATCTTTGTACTGCTCGTGCGCCATGCGCTTGAGTTCTGGAAATTCCCACTTCCCACGCACGCAGTTGAGCAAAATCACGTTGTCCAAGCCCTCCTCATCCTGCCATACCCCCCACGTCTGGCACACACTGTAATCTGACCGCTCTTTTGTGGTCAGTGCGGTGTCGTAGGACTGCACAACAAACTCACAGGCAGGGGGTTGGGACTTGGGCCACCAGCGAATCAGGTCCCGTTTGATGATGGCAGACTCTTGAGCCGTCGGATTTTGCTGATATTGCGAGTTCCACTGCCACGCAGGCATGGAGGCCTTGGTCCGCAGCAGGGATTCCAAGCTCCACTGCTCGGGCCACAGGCTTTTTTGGATGAGCTTGGGCGCGTCAGGGTCGTATTCATCGTGTTCCGGGTTCGCAATTGGGTTTTTTACGTCCAAAATCGCCGGAAACTCGAACATTTCATACACGTCGCCTTCTGGAGTGAGCGCTCCATCCTTAAGCAGGCGTCCTATGAGGTCCCGCTGGTGCCAGCGTGTGTGAAG